CTAGAGGGATGAAATGCAGGCGCGAACTCGGCCGGCAATTCTTAATGTTACGGCTTCCTCTTGCGAAACAAGATGGGGTGGGAAGAGCGGGTTATCGGAGATCATCAGTATTCCAGACTTTTGATCCTGCCCGACCAAAGACAGGCGTTTCACAAAAACCTCTTCTCCCAAAGTGAAAGCATAAATCTTGCCGTTCTCGATGGACATCTCGCCCCGGTGGACCAAGACCAGGTCGCCGTCAAAGATAGTCGGTGCCATGCTGTCGCCAGACACCCGAATAAGGCCGGCGAGATCTCCGTTGATACCATTCTGGATCAGCCACTGCGTGGTGAATGAGATGTGATCACCCACGTCATCGGAAACGGCGATCAAACCAGGCCCAGCGGAGGCTGAGATATCCCAGCGCCTTATCCGCTGGAACTCCACCCCGTCCATCGCAAAGTCACCATGGGCTGGTCGCGAAAGATCTGCCTGGGTCACCGCCGTAGTTCGACCTTTGAGAACGAGATCTTCGACAATCATCGGCCCAGATCCGTAAAGGAGCCATTCAGAGCTCAATCCGAAGCGGTTTCGTAGTCTTGAGAGCATATCTTGTGATGGTAGCGCGATACCTTTCTCGATTTTGGCTATGTACGCTTGTGATCGATCAATCGCATTTGCGACATCCATCTGCGTGAGCGTGTTCTTTTTTCTGAATAATTTCAGTCGTTCAGACGGTTCTTGGCCATCCATAAAAAAATTCCTGTTGTGAAAAACACAAATGGTGATACAACTTTTATCACCATAAGGTTTTCGGATGTCATCACAAGAGCAGTACATGCAAAATCCACAGCAAAAGTACCAGCCCGGGCTTGTCTTTTTTGACAGCTTCAAGGCCGGGTTGACCTTCCGGGGCAGTTCCATGCAGCTTTTCGCCGAAAAGCACTCGGTCAAGTATCAAAACATCCGGTTTTACGCGACCGGACACAGCAACGGCCCCAGGTCCGTAGCGATGCGAAACGCGATGATCGAGGAGGTCGGTCCCGAGCTGTTTCACACCTTATATCGCGCCAGAAAGAGCGTAGAGGCGGTGGTTTAATGGGCAACCCTGCACCATTGAGCCAGCAGCCCGGTAGCGTCTTCTATGATGCTGTGCGGGCGGGATTGCTTTTAAAGGGCATGTCCACGCGAGACTTCACTAACAAGCACGGCATGAAATTTGAGAACTTGCGGCGCTACGCGACCGGCCATACGGGTGGTATGAAGGGACACTCCGCATGCGACCTGATGGTCTACGAGATCGGTCAGGAGCTGTTTGCCACGCTCTATAGAGCTCGCTGGGAAGCCAAGTGGGGCTCGATCGACGACTTCCAACCAGTCACTCCCCCAGAGGATACCGGCACTAGGGTGTGTGCCGCTGAGGTATCCTCTGGCACCTCCCCCGGCGCGTCAGGGATGTCCGCGCCGGGGGCTTTTGAAACAGATCAGGAGCAGCCGGATCACGCGCCTCAAGAGGCCGAGCCGGAGCTTTGCAAAGACGACATTCTGACCTTCATCGATCCCACTCACGGGACGCCTCGGAGCCGTCTGGACCGGCTTCGGGACCATGCGCGCCGCATCGTACCTCACCTGTCGCCCTGGACCGGCGATGTGGTGGGGGCGGCGTGCCTTTTCATCGCCCTCTTTGTGGGGCTTTACATAGGAGCAGCATTGCAATGAATGCCACTTTCCCAACAACCGAAACCCTCCCTCATCTGACCCCGGCCGAGCAGCTGCAGGGCCTGATCGAGGCGCTCGATCTGGTGACGACGGCGGAGCGGACCTGTCAGGAATATCTCGACCAGACGGGCTTTCACGCGAACCCGGAGAGCCTGACCCGTCTGGAGCTGAATACCCTCGACGATCTGATCGAGGGGCAGGCCAAGGCGGAGAGCGAGGTGATCGCGCGTGCGAAGATCCTGCTGGGGTCGGGCACGCTGGCGGCGTGCCGGGAGATCCTGACGGTGGAAACCGCCGGGCGCCCCTGATGCATCATGGCCGCCTCGCCACCAGCCCCCGCCTGCGCCGAGCGCTGCGCGTGCTGCGCGAGGCGGACGGTGAAATCAGCACATGGGAGCTGGCCCATGAAGCCCGGATCTGCGCGGTGAATTCAGTCGTGGCGGAGCTGCGCGAGAATGGCTGCCAGATCTCCTGCCGGCAGGTGGTCGAGGATGGCCAGCGCCGATTTTTCTACACCCTTTTGAGATGTCCCGATGAAACACCCAAAACTGATTAAGATCGCAGATATTCCTCTCGAGCAGATCGAAGTCGTGGATCGCCAACGCCCGGTCTCCGATGCTGGCGTGGAAGGCTTGCGCGCCTCAATCGAAACGATCGGCCTGCAGTCAGAAATCCATGTCCGCAAACCTACTAAAAAAGATGGGCTTTACCGGCTGATCCTCGGTGGGCATCGCCTCGAGGCCTTCCGGCAGATGGGTCGTGAAACGATCCCGGCGAAGATCATTGAATGCACTTTGGAGGCTGCACGCCTCATGGAGGTCGACGAAAACCTTGCGCGCGCCGATCTCCAGCCGCTCGACCTCTGCGTCTTCCTTCATCGGCGCAAGACAATCTACGAGAAGGCCTATCCGGAGACCCAGCAAGGAGTTGCCGGATCGGCCGCTCGTTGGGGTGCAACGGACACGATGTCCGTTGCATCGTTTGTGCCGAACACGGCGCAAAAAACGGGCCTCTCGCAGCGGCACGTGCGGCGGCTTGTCGAAGTGGGTGGATCGCTCACCGAAGAAGACGTTTCGGCGCTTCGGGCTGCCGCTACAGACCCCATGCTCGCCGATTTGTTGGCTCTCGCCAAATGTAAGACCGCAAAGGCGCGCAGCGCGGCCTGCAAAGCCTTCTCCGAGGGTAAGGTAAAGAATGTCCGGGCGGCGCTGGCGCCGAAGCCGAAGGCCGAGCCCAAGAACGCCGAGCAGGAGCAGGAAAAGGCCCTGGACGCTGCCTTCAAGCGGGCTGGAAAGCGCGTCAAACGCCGCTTTGTCGAGGAGCATGCGACGGAGCTGGTGCGCCTGCTCGATGAGATCTCCCGCGGGGAGGAAGACGGACAGGTTCTGACGTTCCCGGGCCGCAAGCGGGGTGGTGAGCATGAGTGATCTCGAGCCTGAACGGGTCTGGTGGACGGCCAGCCAGATCGCGGAGGCAAAGCTGCCCGATCTGCCGACAACGAAGCGTCGCATTAATGACTTGGCCGAACGGGAGCGCTGGAACAATGATCCGGAGCTTTCGCGGCGCCGCCAGGGCAAAGGCGGGGGCTGGGAATACCACTGGAAACTCCTGCCGATCCGTGCCCAGCTGAAGCTGCTGGATGCGGCCAAATCGACGGCGCGCGCGCAGGCGACGGCGGAGGTCTGGCATCTCTTCGAGCAGGCGCCGGATCGGGATCGCGAGACGGCGCGGACGCGTCTTGAGATCCTGCAGAAGGTCGAGATGTTCCAGCAGGCCGGGTTCACGAAGGTTATCGCGGTCGACAAGGTCGCGCGGCTCAGCGGGATCAGCGATCGGACGATCTTTATTTGGCAAGAACGGGTGAAATTCGTCGATCACGGCGATGAGCTGCCCTATCTCCTGCCCCGCCAGCGCCTGGCCGTGCGCAAGGACATGAAAAAGCCCGTTTCAAAGGCGTTCATGGACTATTTGAAGAGCCTCTATCTGCGGCTCGAAGGCCCACCCTTCGCCGTATGCTACCGGCTGGCGGTCACCGAGGCCGAGAAAGAGAGCTGGACGGACATCCCGGCCCAACGGACGGCCCAACGGCGGCTGGAGGCGGATGTGCCGCGCGTCTCCCGTGTCTTCCTGCGCGAGGGTGAGGCCGGTCTGCTCAAGTGCTTTCCGCCCCAGATCCGCGATCGCAGCGAGATGGAGGCCATGGAAGGCGTGAATGCCGATTGCCACAAGATCGACGTCTTCGTCTCCTGGCCCGATGGCCGCATCACGCGGCCCCAGATCATCGCCTTTCAGGATATCTATTCCGGCAAGATCCTCAGCTGGCGCGTCGATCACGACCCGAACAAGGTCATGGTGATGGCAGCCTTCGGCGAGATGGTCGAGGAATTCGGCATCCCGCGTCACTGTCTGGTCGATAACGGCCGCGAATTCGCCAACAAATGGTTCACCGGCGGCGCCCCCACGCGGTTCCGCTTCAAGGTCCGCGAGGATGATCCGCTGGGCATCCTGCCGATGCTGGGGATCAAGATCCATTGGGCGCTGCCCGGCCACGGCCAGGCCAAGCCGATCGAGCGGGCCTTCCGCGATATCGCCAATAGCGTCGCGAAGGATCCGCGCTTCGCCGGCGCCTATGTGGGCAACCGCCCCGATGCCAAACCGGAAAACTACGGCAGCAAGGCGGTCCCGATCGACACATTCCTGGAAGTGCTCGACGAGGGGATCGCGGAGCACAACGCGCGTCAGGGACGGCGCTCGCCCACTTGTAACGGGCGGTCCTTCGATCAGACCTTCGCGGAGAGCTATGCCCAGGCCCGCATTCGCAAGGCGACGGACGCGCAGCGCGCGCTTTGGCTGATGGCCCAGCATGTGGGCAAGCTGCACAAGGACAACGGCCAGCTGCAGCTCCACGGGAATTTCTACTACGCCGACTGGATGAGCGAGATTGCCGGACAGAAGGTCGTGGCCCGGTTCAACCCGGAAGATCTGCATGCCGGCGTTCACATCTTCGATCTCGATGGTGTCTTCCTCGGCTATGCCGAATGCCGCCAGAAGGTCGGGTTCTTCGATCTCACCGGAGCCAGGGAGGCCGCCCGCAAGCGTGCGCGCATCCTCAAGGCCGAAAAGGCGCTCGCCAAGGAATATGCGCCCGTCCCGATCGAGGAGATCGCGGCCGGCATGGGCGGGGACACCCCCGCGCCTGCGCATCTCGAGGCCAAGGTGGTCGCGCCGGAGTTTAGAGGGACGGCCAAGCGGCCGAGCCCGAAGAAGCCCAGCTTCAATCCGCCCGAGACGCCGGAGCTCGATGCCCAGCAGGAGGCGCTGATCCTCGAAATGGAGGAGCGCCGCAAGGCGCAGATCGAGAAGGAGAAAGAGACGCCGGCCGATCGGTTCTGGCAGGCGATGGATATCCTGAAACGGATGGAGAATGGCGAGCCGATCGGCACCTGGGAGGCGGGCTGGATCGCCCGCTACCAGGACCATCCGGAGTTCACCAGCCGGCTGAGCATGTTCGAGCTCTACGGCGAGATCGGCGTGCATTAACGAAATGCCGCCGCCGGGACTGGACCTCCACGGCGACGGCGAGAGCAGTGTTGCAATGGGAGATAAGATGACACACCCCACTGGAATAGACAACAAGATCATGCCGCTGCGCAATGTGGCGGCACTGGATCAGATGATCGCGCGGCTCCAGGCCCAGCGAAACACCATCGACAAGATGGGTGTCCTGTTCGGGCCCACCGGGTTCGGCAAGACCTATGCGTCGTGCTTTGCCAATGACAAGCGCGACGCGATCTATGTGGCCGCGCACAAGCATCTGCGGGCCAAGGATCTCTTCACCACCCTGATCGGGGAGCTGCGCTCGGGGCCCGTCAAGGGCACGATCGCGGACCGCTTCCGGGAGGCGGCGGATCTGCTTGGGGAAGCAGACCGCCCGCTGATCATCGACGAGGCGGATTACGCGGTGGCGAACCGCCTCGTGGAGGAGATCCGCGATCTGCACGATCACAGTCTCGTGCCGGTCATCTTCGTGGGCATGGAGCTTCTGCCGCAGAAGCTCAAGGAATGGGAGCTGATCGACGGCCGGATCCAGATCTGGCAGCCGGCGGAGCCCGCGAACCTGTCTGACGCGCAGATCCTCTCACGGGTCTTCGCGCCGGACATCGAGATCGACGATGCGCTTCTGGACCACATCACCAGGCGCAACGACGGCAAGGTGCGGCGGATCTGCAGCGACCTCGAACACGTGCTGGCCGAAAGTCAGGTTCGCGGCGTGACCACCATGTCGCTCGATCAATGGGGAGATGCGCCGTTTCTGCGCGCGGAAGCGCCGGCGCCGAGAAAGGGGATGTTCTATGAGCTTTAAGCCGAAAACCAAGCTCGAACGCGAGATGTGGGCCTATCTGAAGGCCCATCGGCGCGTCACAAAAGGGGATCTGTTCGCGCATTGTCAGGATACCGAATGGGCCAAGCAACGCCTCTTCGGGCGGCTGCGTAAGGAGGGGCATATTCTCGACGCCGATCGCGACGGGTCAACGCACTATTTTACGGTGTTCACAGAGGCGCAGAGCCGTCACCTGGAGGCGGGAAAGCGCAAATCTTACCACGGCGTCATCTGGCGCGCGATGCGGGTGCTGCGCGAGTTCAGCCCCAAGGATATCGCCGCCTCGCTGATCGGATCTGAAAAAGAGGTCACCGAGAGCGAGATCCAGCTCTATTGCACGCTGCTCGCCCGCGCCGGCTATCTCAAGGTGCTGCGCAAACGGGACCCTGGGGTGCGTCCGGCCCTCTACCGGCTGCAGAAGGATACCGGCATCCTGCCCCCCACCAAGAAGCAGAGGATGGTGCTGGTCGATCCCAACGAGGACCGCGTGGTCTATGTCGAAGGAGCGCATCTATGAACGCTCTGATCACCGACAGGATGTATGTGGCCCTCGATGCCTGGGGCGAGGTCCCGGCCTGGGTCGAGGCGCTCGTGAAGGCCTGCGACGAAAAGGGATCGTCGCAGAACAAGGTCGCGAAGCGCCTCGGCTATACCGGCAGTGTCGTGAGTGCGGTCATCCGCAACCGCTACCCGGCCGGCATGGAGGCGATCGAGGACCGCGTCCGGGCGATCTACCTGCCCGAGGACGTGACTTGCCCGACGCTGGGCGCGATCAGCTCCGAGGTGTGCCTCGGCTGGCGCGACCAGGTGCGCGCGAAGACCGGCAGCGGGCCCTTCGCCGTGCGCATGCGCAAGGCCTGCCCGAAATGCCCGCGGTTTCATCCGGAGGGCCAGGATGACTGAGTTCGTATCTGCAAAAACCCGGCAGGCGATCGAAACGCTCTACCGGCTGGGCGAGCTCCCGGAAACCATCCGCGAGATGCTGTTTCTGCGGCACGTGGAGACGGTGGTGGACGTGATCCGCGCCATGGAGCCGGTCACCGAACCCTGCCCGGCCAATGGCGTCACGCTCCCGCTGCGGAAATCCTTCCTCGACGCAGTCACGCCCAAGGCGCGTGCCCGCAGGGTAACGGCGCGAGCGCTGATGATGCGGGTTCTGGCGGTGCTGGAGCGCAGCCCGGATCTGATCGACGCCATCCTGCATGACGGAGCCTCGACATGAGCGACAGAGCCGAGATTATTCAGATGGCCCGTGACGGCGTGAAGTCCGGTGAGATCGCGCGTGCCTTAAGTATCACGCCGAACAGGGTCTACGGCATCCTTTGTATGGCCCGGAAACAGGGCGAGGATATTCCACGCTACAGAGCCCGGGCAAGGACACGAAAGTCCATCTCTCTGCCCGCGCATGTTCTCCAGCAGTTCAACGCTCCGGCAACGGCGCGGGGTCTCAGCGACCGTGCGCTCTGCACGCGCCTGCTCACGATCATCGCTGCTGAGCCGAGCCTGATCGGCGCCGTGCTCGACGATGGGGTGAGCCATGACTGAGCCCCTGACCGCAAAAGAGATCGCCGTCCGCGCGCAGCGCGCGGTGCGGCGGGTGGACACTTACGGTCAGCGCGGTCTGACCCTGGTCACCTTGGAAGAAATCGAGGCGCTGGTGCTGATCGCCGTCCTGTCGGGATTGGTGGCGGATGCGCCGAAGGAGGAGACACCATGAACCTGCAATGCGGCGACTACATCGCCATCACCAATTCAGTCATCCGGGTGCTGGCCATCACGCCAACGGGCGGGTTCGCGGCCGGATGCGTCGTCTGTGACGTGCCCGATGACCTGGAGAACCCGTTCGCCCAAGCCGATGAGATTGCGCAGGCGATGAACGCGACTGAGCGCACCTATGAGCGGGTCGAAAGCCCGATATTCAAGAGCAGGAGAAGCAACACATGACCCTTCCAAAACAGGTCGATGACGGCATCCACGAGATCGATGGCAAACGCTATATGGGCGACGGCCGCGGCGGCTGGCAGCCCGAGGAGCTGATCAAGCCCCAGCACAAGCTGGAAGACGAGACCGTCCGCAAGGTGCTGGGCTATGCCCTTGAGCTGAGCGACCGGATCCGGCGCTTTCTCGAGCACACCTTCGACGATATCGGCGATTATGAGGCCATCCTCGCCCAGGAATACGGCACCACGAAGGGCGGAACGAAGGGCAACAAGACGTTCATGACGGTCGATCAGCCCTACAAGCTGGAGGTCCGGGTCGCCGACCGGGTGGATTTCGGGCCGGAGCTGGCAGAGGCGAAAAAGCTCATCGATGAGTGCCTGAACGAATGGGCTGCGGAAAGCCGCGCCGAGGTGCGCGCGCTGGTGACCAACGCCTTCAACACCGAGAAATCCGGCCAGATCAACCGCTCGGAGATCTTCATGCTGCTCCGCCTCGATATCGAGGATGCGCGCTGGCAGCGCGCCATGGAGGCGATCCGCGATGCCATGCGCACGGTCGGCTCGAAAACCTATGTGCGCGCCTATCACCGCGAGAGCTTCGACGGCCAATGGCGCGCCGTCCCACTCGATATCGCCAAGATGGGAGCGACGTCATGAAAAACCGCCTGTCAGATCTGAACGATCACCTCTTCGCGCAGCTCGAGCGCCTTTCCGATGAGAGCCTCGATGCCGAAGACATCGAGAAAGAGGTTCAGCGCGCGGATGCCATCGTCAAGGTGTCCGACAAGATCATTCAGAAGAGCGAGCTTCAGCTGAACGCAGCCAAGCTCTTTGCCCAGCATGGGCAAGACGTGCTGCCCATGCTGCCCCAGATCGGCCGCGACGAAAAATGAAAGGCCGGGCGATCGCATATTCCGAGGCCGAGCTGCTCTTCATCGAGCTGACGAAAGAGCTGCCGCGCCGCGATGCACACGCCCGGTTCTGCGCGCAGTTCGGGCGGACGGATGTGTCGCTCACCAATTACAACGCACTCTGCAAGCGCAAGGGCTGGATGACCGGGCGCACCGGGTGCTTCGAACCAGGTCAGGTGCCGGTCAACAAGGGCAAGAAGATGCCCTATAACGAAGCCTCCGCCCGGACGCAGTTCCGAAAGGGACACGTTCCGCCGAACCGCAAAGAGCTGGGCGACGAGCGTGTCGGCAAGGACGGGTACATCGAGATCAGCGTCCCGATCCGCAACCCCTACACGGGTCACAGCCGGCGATACATGCACAAGCACCGCTATCTCTGGGAGCTGGAGAACGGACCCCTTCCAGAAGGCATGTGCCTCAAATCACGGGATGGCGATCGCACGAATTGCGACCCGTCGAACTGGATCGCCATCCCGCGCGCGCTGCTGCCGCGCCTGAACGGTCGCTTCGGGCGGAACTACGACGCCGCCCCGGCAGAGCTGAAACCCCTCATCCTCAAAACCGCGCTTCTGGAACACGAGGCGCGCGAGGCCCGCAAAGGCGAAAGGAAACGCAAATGATCCAATACGACATGCTTGAGAATGACGACGGAACGATCGAGGTGGTGGTCTACAGCAAAGAGGTCCTCGGCACCTTCACCAAGCTTGCACATGCCGATCTCTTCTATAGCGCCCTGGTCTCTGGCGATGTGGCCGTCACCGAGGAAGCGACGCAGCCCGAGCCCCCAGCAGCTCCGCCCGGTACCGCGCGGGCGCTGGCCGCGAAAGGTCTCCTGAACGATGCGGCCAAGCGCAAGGTGCCGATCCGGGGCCAGGGATCGGAGGATGAGGGCTGAGCCATGGTCGCCTATAGCTTTCAGAAGCGGTTCGCGCCGATGATCGAGGCGGGCTTCAAGCTGCATACGATCCGGGGACACCGCAAGCGGCACGCCTTTCCCGGTGAGCGGCTGCAGCTCTATCAGGGCATGCGCACCAAGGCGTGCCGGAAGATCATCGATCCGGACCCGATGTGCCTGAGCGTCGAGCCGATCCGGATCGAGCGTCGGCGCGGGCTGATCGAACGCGTCGAGGTTTTTGACCGCATCATCGGCGATCTCGACGCCTTCGCCGTCGCCGACGGGTTCGAGGACCGCGAGGATATGAGCGCCTTCTGGACCGAGCAGCACAAGGCCAAGGATGAGGTGTTTCTCGGTGTGCAAGTCGGGTGGGCATCGCCGAGGGAGGCTGGGTGATGGTCCATGCCGTGATGCACCCTCTCCGGCTCCTCTGGAACATCCTTTTCTTCTATCCGCTTGTTTTCCTGTGGCGGCTTCCGAGGATGACCAGCGGTGAGTGGCTTCGCATGGTTCCTGCGCAATGTGGATGGCTGCATGCCTACAGACGGTATCCGCACCCGAATTCGGGTGGTCAGCTGCCGCTTTGGGCTGCGTTCGTATACTGGTTCTATTTCTCGCCGATGCGGCTCAAGGAAGAGGCGAAGCGGGAAAGCCGTCGGGCGCTCTCTGCGCACCTCCGGAGGTACCGCTGATGCCGATCCGTCCCGAGAACAAGGCGCGCTACCCGGCAAACTGGCCGGCGATCTCGACCCGGATCCGGACGCGCGCGGGCAACATGTGTGAAGGCAGCCCCGGCCACTACCCGGACTGTCGCGCAGAGAACCACAAGCCACATCCAGTCACCGGCTCGATGGTGGTGCTCACGGTCGCACATCTGAACCATGAGCCGGAAGATTGCCGCGACGAGAACCTGATGGCGATGTGCCAGCGCTGCCACCTGACCTACGACGCTGAGCACCACCGTATCAACAGAGAGGCCAATGCCCGTCGCGAGCGGGCTTTGGGCGATCTCTTTGAAGCGAAGGAGGACACGTAATGGGCAGATCGATACCCAAATGGCCGCGCACGCCGAAAGAAGCCCAGCAGCGTTCGCACCGAAAGCTGAAGGCGTTACGCAACCGCGCCCATGACCTGCTCTACGAGGTCTCTGGGCTCTGGGATGAGGGCATCATCTCGGGCTCGATCGACACGGTGATGGCCGACCTCGATGCCGGCCTCGATGCCATCGAAGACGCGATCCGGGAGGAGATGCAGCGCGCCGAAGATGAGGGGGCGCTTTGGGAATGACCCGTCACCTGCAACAGATGATCCATGTCGGATGCCGGGATCTCGGCATCGATGCGGACGCCCGGCATGATCTGCAGTTGCGCGTCGTGGGCAAGGCCTCGATGAGCGACATGAACGCGGCTGAGCTGCAGAAGGTCGTGAACGAGCTAAAGCGACAGGGGTTCAAACCGTCGTCGAACGGCCGTTCAAAGGAACGTCGAACACACAAGCTGGCGCCACGCGGGGATTTACGCGTGATCCATGTGCTCTGGTCGAAGCTGGGCCAGAAGGGCGTGCTGGACCGCCCCGGCCGGGACGGGCTGAACGCCTTCATCCGCAAACAGTTCGGAGAGAGCTGGGCCAGCGTGCCGGCGGATGTGGATATGATACGCGACCCGAAACAGATCCAGGCGGTGATCAGCGCGCTCGAGGCCTGGGGCAAGCGCGCGGAGATCGATTACGACTTCGGGAGGAGAGGATGAGCAAGGATCACTCCCTAGAAACCGAGAAGATGCTGGTGCGCGGGCTCGCCGATCTCGGCGATGACAGTGGGTCGGCCGATTGGGCCTATTCCAACGCCATGCTTTCGGTGCAACTCGCCGTCTATCGCATCTATCGGCTGGATGGCCCCATGGTCTGCTGGCGGGCGATCAGCCGTCTCGGCCATATCCTGCGACACGCCTGGGCCACCCGGCAGGCTCAGGCAACGATCACCGCGACGAAGGACAAGCTCCATTGAAACCCTCGCGCTTCCGCATCACCGATCATGCCGTCATCCGCTATCTCGAGCGGGTGGAAGGCATGGATCTGGATGCGGTGCGCGCAAAGATCTCGGCCGCGGTGGCGTTGGCCGAGGACCATCCCGCCGCCTGCGGTGTCGTGAGCGACGGGTTCACCTACAAGCTGAAGGGCGACGCGGTCACAACGGTGATGCCGCTCAACAGCCCCGATCTCCGCACGGGCAAGCAACGCCGGGAGCGGCCCGAATGACGGCGCGGCACCCCTATCCGGCGGTGCGCGTTCCGAGCGAGCTGCAGGTCTATGTCGATACGATCGGCGAGCAGAAGGCGATGGACGTCTTCATGGCCTTCGGCGGCACACATCTCAATTTCGACTACCGGACGAAGGGCCGCTCGGAGCTGGCCAAGCTGATCGGCACCGAGGATGCGAATGCGCTCATCGAGCAGGCCCACCGTCTGCCCCGGCGCGTGCCGCTGGCCAATTACTGGATGGCCCTCGTGCTGGCGCGCCGGGGCTGGACCCACACGGCGATCTGCCGGCATCTGCGCGTCTCCGAAACGGCGCTGCGGAACTACTTCAAGGCGGCGGGCCGCGACTTTCCCCGCGACCGGGAGGGCGGCGACCAGCCCGCACCCGGACCCGACGATCGGCAAATGACCCTCTTCTGATGCGCAAGGTGTTGGGGGCGGAATGAACGCCCCCGGCAGCTTAATCTGGCCCTGATCGGCGCGCCTGACGCGCGCCCGAGCAGGAGAGAGCAATGCGCAAGATATCTGAAGCGGGGCTGGCCTTTCTGGAGGCGCATGAAGGCGTCGTGCTGAAGGCCTACCGCTGCCCGGCCGGGATCTGGACGATCGGCGCGGGTCTGACCAAGGCCTCCGGCGTGATCACCCCCCGTCCCGGCATGATCCTGACCCGCCACGAGGCGAGCGAGTTCCTGTCGAAAGCCCTCGAGCGGAATTACGAGCCGCGCGTGCGCAAGGCGATGCCGGGCGCGGCCCAGAATGAATTCGACGGCGGCGTGAGCTTCGATTTCAACACGGGGGCGGTGCTTCGCGCGAGCTGGGTGGCGTTCTGGCGGCGCGGAGATCACAAGGAAACGCGTCGGCGGCTGGGGCTCTGGAACAAGGGCGGCGGGCGCGTGCTGAAGGGGCTGGTGCGCCGGCGGCGCGAAGAGGCCGATCTGATCCTGAACGGCAATTATCACGGGCACCAGAAGCGGGTCGAGCCGCTGCGCCCGCCGTCGAAGGATCACCCTCTGGCCCGCATCGTGGTCAAGCTGGGGGATGGCGAAATGGCCGAGATCCGCGAGGGTCTGAAGAAACTCGGCTATGCCGCTGGCAGCGATGAATACGGCCTGCGTCAGACGGCCGTGCGCGACTTCCAGCGCGATCACGATCTGACCGTGGACGGCATCATCGGCCCGGCTACGCTGGCCACCTTGCAACGCATGATCGATGCGCGCCGCAAGCCGGTCATTCCGGCGACGGCGACCGCGACGGCGGCGGGCGGTGGTGCGGGCCTGGGCGCGACCGTTCCCGGTCCTGCGGCCGATATGGCCTCTGATCTGGCCCTGGCCGGATCGGGTGGCGGGCTGCTCTGGCTGGCCTGGCTGGCGTGGCAATACCGCGACGCGATCGCGGCGCAGGTGCAGGCGAGCACGCCGCGGCTGGCAGCGGCGTTGAGGAGCGTGTGATGGCGAGGTGCCGACCCTACCGGGTGAGCTTCTGCTACCGAGGTGAGCGGATTGCCGATTATCGCCGCAGATCCTCGTTGGCTGCTGGTCTGTGTCGCGCGCGTCGGGTGGCTCAAGAGAAAGACGTAACTGAGGTCAGTGTAGTCCATGTCCCGACAGGGCGCCGCTGGCCGATAAAAACCTGACGGAGATCTGCCATGTCCTCAACCCTAATTTCCCTGGCCGCGAGCGTCGGGGCGCCGCTGGTCAAGAAGGTGCTGGCCAACAAGCTCGGCGGCGCGAATGCCGAGCTCGTCTCCAGCGTGGTCACAGAGATCGCCGAGCGGTCCGGCGTGATCCCGGCCGAGCTCGATGAATTCGCCCGCACGCATCCGCAGACGGTGGAGGCGGCGATCGCGGATGTGGAGACCATGGCGCCGGAGATGATCGCGCTGCATACATCCGAGCTCGAGCACCGCATGGCGCTGATGAAGCTCGAGATGGAGAAACCCGGCTGGGCCTGGACATGGCGCCCGCTCTGGATGTTCTTCCTCGCCTTCCTGTGGTTCTGGAACGTGGTCGCGCTGCATCTGACCAACGCCATCCTCAAATGGGCCCTGCCCCCGATGCCGACCGAGGTGCTCCTCGGTCTGACCGCGCTCTTCATGTCGCTCTATATGGGTGGGCACACCGTCAAGAGCGTCTTTGCCGCGACGAGGGGCAAGGTCTGATGGGCCTCGGAGAGAACGGATATACGCTGGCCAGCCATTCGGTCTTGATCACACTTCTGATGCTCATGCTCTTTCGCTACGGCCGGATGCTGGTCTCGGCCGAGCGCAGAAGCCAGATGGACTGGCAGGAGCTCATTCCCGCGATCACAATCTTCACGCTGGCCCTGGTTCTGGAGCGCGGCTACTATGCCGCCGCGCGGTTCCTGGCGCATCAGGGGGCGGATCTCTGGATGATGCATCCTGTCCCGACGTTTCTGTCGGTGATGGTTGCGGTGACCGTCTACGCGATGAACGTCCCCGTGATGCTGGCCGAGACGGTCGGGCGCGCGAGGTGGATCTTCTGGACCCGCATCGCCGGCGAAATGACCCTCTTCATCTCTTTGTGGTGCGCGATCGGATGGTGGCTTTACTGATGTGGGAGTATCTGCAGGGCATCAACATGCTCATCGGCCTGATCATCACCGTGTTCAGCGGTCTGGGCGGGCTGATCTACTGGATCCACCGACGGATCCGCGCGGTCTCCACCGACGTCATCCTGCGCGAGGAACCGACGCGGCGCGAGATGCTGAGCCGCATGACCTCGCTCGAAGGCGACCACAAGGGGTTCCGGCGCGATATGCATCAGCTGGGCTCCCGCATGGCCAATGTCGAGCGCTCGATCGAGACCGTCGCCCGCCAGGAGGATCTGATGCCGATCCAGAGCGAGCTATCGCAGATGCGCGGATCCATGGATGCGCTGAACCGGGGTATGGACACCCTCTACAAAGCCGCCCTGCGCGCCGGCGAGAAGAAAGGAGACTGATATGAAAAACTGGCCCGTCGAGCAGGTCGAAGCCGAAAAGCGCCGCGGCGCCATCCTGAAGCACCTCAAGGAAGCGCCGGGCGGGCAGCTCTCGCTCGAATACCTGAAGATCGGCTGCACCGCCCAGGGCATTCCCTCGAACATCGATCAGGTGAAGAATGCCGTCGTGTGGCTGCAGGAGAACGATCTGGCACGGCTGGAGACGCTCGGTAGCATGGAGCTTGCCGTGCTGATGCCGGACGGCAAGGAGGTCGTTCAGGGTGTGCGCATGGTCCGCGGCGTGCTGGATCCGGACGGAGGCCTCTGATGCCCCCGCCCCGCAAGCTCGACCTGATCCCGCTGGAGGTGCGCCAATGGCTCGCCGAGGAGCTCCAGGCGCGCGGGTTCGCGGATATCGTTGAGGTGACCGAGGCGCTGAACTTCCGTCTGGAAGAGGACGGGCTGCAGCTCACCGTCGGCAAATCGGCCGTGGGCGAGTTCTCGAAGCTCCTGAAGGATCAGCGCGAGGCCTTCTCGATGGCCGAGACGCTGCTGGGCGAGATGGATGTGGAGGCGGAAAGCGATCTGCACCGCATGCTCTTGCATATGATCGCCACGTCGGCTGCGCAGATGATGAAGGCGGTGCGGGAGAAGGACGCGCATCTCGAGCCCAAGGATCTCATGAGCCTCGGCCGCATGCTGAAGGATCTCATGAGCTCGGCCGGGATCCGCGAGAAACTGCTGGAAGACGAGCGCACGCGTCTCGCACGCGAGATCAAGGAAAAGGCGGCGGATGTGGCCGCGAAGGCCGTCGGCGATGCGGGCCTCTCGGCCGAGAAGAGCGAGCAGATCAAGGCGCAGATCCTGGGGGTGCAGCCATGAGCGATCCCGTGCGCGCGCTCTATCACCAGGATGTCGATCGCTGGCGCGAGGCGGCCGTGCCCGGCAGCTTCGTGATCGAACCGATGGAGGAGCCGGATCTCTACCGGTTGCGGTTCTTCTGCCCGAGCGGCCGCGACCTCACCAGCGATCTCGTGGTCGGGATGCAGCACCGCCCGACCCAACTACGTCCGGCCTGGTTCTGGAACGGCTCTGTTACCGAGCCAACCCTTCATCCGGAGATCACGATCCACGGCGATTGGACCGGCGTCCTGAAGGACGGCTATTGGGAGGGGTCATGACCGAACCGCGTTTCGAGCATTTCGAGGCCTATGGATGGCCGGTCACCGTCGATCTCGATCTCGGCCATCTCTGGGTGGAGCATGACGGTACCATCACCTGGGATCAGCTGCAGGCGATCAAGACGCTGGCCTGGGGATCGAAGGCCCGCGCCATCGAGGTCTATCCGGCCGATGACCAGATCGTCCGCAATACCGTAGCCCGCCATCTCTGGCGGCTGGGGAAGGATGATTTCTGCCCGGACCTTCTGGGTCGCCGCGACGATGACAGTCTGCGCACCCGGCATGCGCAATCCTGGGCGGAGGCGTCGCGATGACCATGCGGATGACAGCACGGCAGCGCGACGAACGCATGCTGAGGGCGCTGAAGCTGCTTGATCTCGGCTTCACGCAAGACCAGGTCGCGGCGCGCCTGGGGATGACCCGTGGGCCGATCTCCCGTCTCGTGATCGAGATCCGCGCGGATATGGAGAAGGAGGCGCGTAGCTGATGGCCACCCCTGCTGAAATCGCAAACGACCTCGAGGCCCGCGCAAAGCTGATGGAGCGCACGCATTTCAAGAATGACGCGATGGCCATGCGCCGGGGCGCGCAGGCGATCCGCGATCTCATGGACGTCAAGGCGCAGCTGGAGCGTGAGGCCGAAGAGGCGCACGAGCGTTGGGAACGGGAGGCCATCGGGTGACACGCCTTACCTGTCTTTGTCCTGGCTGCAAGCGCACGACTGGTCGCGCGTTTGGTGAGTGGATCTGCGGCAAGCACTGGTCTGCGGTTCCGAAGAGGTTACGGCAGAGGATGTTTCGATATCGCCGGCGCGCGAAGCGGGATCCGAGGTGGCATGCCCTGGCACATCGGATGTGGGAGCGCTGCAAACAGGCCGCGATCGAGGAGAGCTTGATGGGGTTTGCGCCATGACCGCCCCCATCACGCAAAAAGAATGGGCGCGCATGCGCCAGGAGGCGACCAACGCCATCGACGATATCGTCGAGGAGGTCGGATTGCCCCAGGTGCTCCTGCCCTATCAGGCCAAGGCGGTCGGGCTGCTCGATACCGTCTCGACGCAGGTGCTCTTTGTCGAGAAATCCCGCCGGATCGGCATGACCTGGGCGCTGGCGGCCTATGCCGTCCTCAAGGCCGCCCGCAAGAAATCCGCCCGCGGCATGGATGCGATGTATATCTCCTATTCCCAGGAGATGACCCGCGAGTTCATCGACGCCTGCGCGATGTGGGCCCGCGCTTTCAACGAAGCCGCCAGCGAGACCGAGGAGACGATCTTCGCGGATCGGGACGAGAACGGGGACCGGTCGATCAAGGCCTTCCGCATCGGCTTTGCCTCCGGGTTCGAGATCATCGCGCTCAGCTCGGCCCCACGGTCGCTGCGCGGTAAGGAAGGGCTTGTCATCATCGACGAGGCGGCCTTCGTCGATAGCCTCGAGGAGCTGATCAAGGCCGCGATGGCCTTCCTGATCTGGGGCGGTCAGGTGGTCGTGTGTTCCACCCATGACGGGGCCGACAACGTCTTCAACCAGCAGATCCAGGACATTCTCGGGGGCCGGGTCGATTACGAGCATCTCCGCGTCGATCTCGACGAGGCCCTGACTGACGGCCTCTACCAGCGCATTTGCCTGGTGAAGGGCGAGGAGTGGACGGCCGAGGGCGAGGCCGCGTGGCGCCAGAGCCTGATCAACTTCTACCGCGACGGGGCCGACGAGGAGCTCTTCTGCATCGCGTCGCAAAGCTCCGGCTCGTGGCTCTCCGGCCCGCTCATCCAGTCACGGATGACCGAGGAGACCCCGATCCTACGGCTCGAGCTGCCAGATACCTATCTCCAGATGAATACCCGCCAGCAAGAGGCGCTGCTCGAGGATTTCCTCGAAGAGCTGGACGAAGCCCTCGATGGCCTCGATCTCACCCTGCGCTATGCGGGAGGGTTCGATTTCGGGCGGGTGGCGGATCTGTCGGTCTTCGCTCTGCTCGCCATCGAGCAGAACCTGCGTAAGCGCCAGGCGCTTTGCGTGGAGATGCGCAACGTGCCGGGCGACGAGCAGAAGATGATCATCGGCCGGATCCTCGAACGGGTCAAAACGACCCTTGTGAACGCCGCGTTCGACGCGACCGGCATGGGCTGGACCGTGGCGGAGGATATGGGCCGGAAATTCGGGCTGCGGGAGGTCGAGGACGGTCCCGGCCTGATCATGGCGATCAAGTTCTCCCAGGACTGGTACCGGGTGAACATGCCGCCCCTGAAAACGGAATTCGAGGATGGCAACATCCTGATTGCGGCCGATGCCGATCATCTTGCGGATCTGCGGGCGGTGAAAGTGGTGCGGGGCATCCCGCGTGTGCCGGATCTGCGCCAGGATCAGATCGGCAAGAAAGGCATGAAGCGCCACGGCGACTATGCGATCGCGCTGGCACTCGCCGATTACGCCAGCCGGATGCCCTGGTCGGAATATGCGTATGAGCCGGTGGGCGGCATCGGACACAATTCCAGATCCTCGGATCCGTTCGGCGCGCAGGGCGATACGGACCGCCCCTGGTACCGCCCGCCTCTGGGCGGCGGGATGCGGGGGTTCACGTGATGGGAGGCACAGGCATGGAAGAGGTCTTGAAAGCGAAGGCGCTGGAGCTGGCGCACCGAAAGCTCGAGGCAAATGGCTGGAAATTCTCGCCCGCCGAGATCGGACAGGTCGCCGCCGGCATTCTGATGGCGATGCAAGAGGAATTCGACAAACCGATGACCAAAACACCAAAGCCCGGCAAGGCGGAAACCATCGCCGCCACCGACGACGCCCGCACGAAGAACACGCTTCGGCATAGCTACCGTGTCCTTTCGGATAGCGAGAAGCGCCAAATGGATGAGATCAAGGACATTGGACAGGCCTTCCTCGACCTTTGTGACCGTTTACCCCAGGGCCGCGCGCTCTCTATCTCCCGGACGAAGATCGAAGAGGCGGTGATGTGGGCGGTCAAGGGGCTGACGGAATAACCCATGGGGCTTCGGCCGAAGATATCACGCGCCGCCTCTTCTCTGAGGGAAAGGGGAGAGGATGGCCAAGAGAACGACAAAGACAGAGCGCATGCCGGAGGTGCTGGCGCAGGACTGGAACGCGATGCAGCCGGGACAGGTCGGATGGCACCTGACCCAGGCCCGCGGAGGCTGGCGGATCACGCCGGTTTTCGGGCCGGAGGTTCTGTCGCCGCATGAGGCCGCCAAGGCCGCGCTGAAACTGCACTGACCCCGAACCTTACAAATCGGGACGCTTGAAAGGGAGGCCAGGATGGCCCGGACAGCACAACTCCTCGACCATCTCGGCCGACCGGTTCGGCGGGCTGAGCTCAAAAGCGAAGTGGCGATGCCCACACTGACCGGCATCCGCTCGCCGATCTCCGGCTATCCGGGCGACGGGCTCGACCCGCCGCGGCTCAGCCAGATCCTGCGTGCGGCCGATCACGGCGATCCGGTGCAATATCTGGAGCTGGCCGAGACCATCGAAGAGCGCGATCTGCATTACGTGGGCGTGCTGGGCACGCGCCGGCGCTCGGTGACCCAAATCCCGATCACCGTGAAGCCGGGCTCCGACGATCCGCTCGATGTGGAGATCGCCGAGCGCGTGGAGACGTGGCTCGAGCGCGACGAGCTGAAGATGGAGCTCTTCGATATCCTGGATGCCGTGGGCAAATCCTACAGCTTCACCGAGATCATCTGGGAAACCTCCATGGGCCAATGGCAGCCCGCGCGCCTCGAATATCGCGATCCGCGCTGGTTCCGCTTTGACCGGATCGATCTCAAGACGCCGATGATGCTCGACGATTACGGGCAGGAGGCGGCGCTCCCGGCGTTCAAATTCATCTATGCGAGCATGAAATCCAAATCCGGCCTGCCGTTGCGCGGCGGTCTCGCCCGCACTGTCTTCTGGGCCTATCTCTTCAAGAAGTTCACCGAGCGGGATTGGGCGATCTTTACCCAGACCTTCGCCCAGCCGCTGCGCGTCGGCAAATGGGGGCCTGGGGCCAGCAAGGAAGACAAGGAGACCCTCTTCAAGGCCGTGGCCAACATCGCGGGCGATTGCGCGGCGATCATCCCCGAAAGCATGGCGATCGACTTCATCGAGGCGGCAAACCTCGGAACGGCGCATTCCAATTACAAGGAACGCGCCGACTGGCTCGATCAGCAGGTCTCGAAGGCCGTGCTGGGCCAGACCACCACCACGGATGCGATCTCCGGCGGGCATGCGGTCTCGAAAGAACACCGTCAGGTCCAGAAGGATATCGAGGATGCAGATGCCCAGGCGCTGCAGGCGGTCCTCAACCGCGATCTGATCCGGCCTTGGGTCGATCTGGAATACGGGCCGCGCGAGAATTACCCGCGTCTCATCATCAAGGAACCGGAGCCCGAGGATCTCGCGCAGCTCACGAGCGCCTTGCCGGTCCTGGTGAAGCTGAACATGCGGGTGAGCGAGCAGGAGATCCGCTCGAAATACGGTCTCTCGGAGCCCGATGAGGGCGAGCGGTATCTCGGTCAGCCGCATGCGGGCGATAAGCCCCCAAATCCCCCCGAAACGCCTCAGGAGCCGCCGCAGGAACAGGTGGAGCCCCAAGCGCGGGACGAAATAGGTTCTGGGAGCAAAATTGAATACCGTTTGAATACCCACTGGCGGAATTCAGGTGTCAGGGTGGCCGAAATGAGCCAGAGCCCGTCAGCGGGCCGCTCAGAGCCTCCGAGCGAAATCGCCCTTTTGACCGCTCAGCTGGCCGAACGGGCCCAGGGTCAGGTGGGCGACATGCTGGGGCGCATCGAGGCGATGCTCGATGCCGCCGGATCGATGGAGGAGTTTCGCGAGATGCTGAGCACCGGTCTGCCGGATCTGAGCATCGCGGGGCTCGCCGAAGAGATGGCCCAGGCGATGATCGCGGCCGAGGCTGCAGGGCGCACGCTGACCGAGGACGAGGCCGGTGAGTGAGGCGGTCCGCGCCACGCTGAGACGGCCCTTTCCGGAGCAGGTCGCGGCCTTTCGCACGCGTCTCGGCAATCTCGTCCCGACCTCGGCCTGGGATGATCTCGATCGCAACGCCCATGATCGGGCCTTCGTGGTGGCCGGGGCGACGAAACAGGATCTTCTGGCCGATCTCGGTGCCGCGGTGGATCGGGCGATCTCCGAAGGGACCGGGTTCGAGGCGTTCAAAAAGGATTTCCGGTCCATCGTCGAAAAGCATGGCTGGCACGGCTGGACGGGCGAAGGCACCGAACGCGGTGAGAACTGGCGCATGCGCGTCATCTATCAGACCAATATGCGTACCTCGATGGCCGCTGGCCGACTGGCCCAGCTCCGGGACGGGCAATTCCGCTTCTGGGTCTATCGCCATTCGGGCGCCGAGAACCCGCGCCTTCTGCATCTGAGCTGGGATGGCCTCGTCCTGCCGGCCGATCACCCGTTCTGGGCCACGCATTACCCGCCCAACGAATGGGGCTGCGGCTGCTATGTGCGCGGCGCGCGGACCGAGCGGGGCGCGCGCCGGGTGGGCGGCGATCCGGATAAGGCGCTCCCGGACAATTGGAACCGCATCGATCCGAAGACCGGCACGCCGCCCGGGATCGGCAAGGGCTGGGATTACCGCCCCGGCGATACCGCCGATCAGGCCGTCCAGATGATGGCGCAGCGCACGGTCCAATGGCCCTATCAGCTGCAAAAGGCGTTCATGGAGGATCTGCCGGAGGGCGTGGTGGACGGCTTTTCCCGCGGATACCGGGATCACCCGACGCTCGCGACCGAGATCCGCCGCTGGGCCGAGCGCGTGCTGGGCGTGCGCCGCGGGACGGATATCGCCGGGTCGGCCAAGGCGCAGCCCTATTGGACTTTGGGGCGTCTCGACAGTGATTGGGTGCGGCTCATGGCCGAGATCGGTCTGGGCGATGTGGCGGGATACGATTTCAGCGTGTCGGACGACACGGTGCGGCATGTGCTGAATTCGCATGGGGATGCGGCCCGCGAGACGGCGCGCGGTCAGCGGGCGGTGACGGCCGAGGATTACGCCCGGATCGGCCCGATGCTGAACACGCGCGATGCGGTCACGCTCGATGACGGGCGGGTCCTGGTGACGAAAACAGTCGGGTCGGAGCGGTTTCAAATGGTCTTCGAACGCCGTGCGAAACGCCGGATGCTGAGCCTTGTGACCATGTGGATCGAGCGGAGGTAGGATGATGCGACTTTGCTTTCACCCGGAATACGAGTTCGGCGTGCATGTGGGCCCGCCGTTTCGGTGGTTCGCTTGGCGACCGGTCCGGCTTTGGTATGGGCGGTGGGCGTGGCTGAGGTTCGTTATGTGCCAGAGGGTGCGAAACCGGCCGGGGCTTGATCGACCGGATTTCGCGTTCTGGTCATTTTCGGACGTCTATTCGGATGACGGGCAGACGCTGCCATCACGGTGTTGCCGGTGCGGTAAGGAAAAAGCGGCGCCCTGACACTCTACGCCCAAAACGTGCCGTGTATGAGACGGTGTTTTCATAGCGCCGCAGAAGGAAGATAGGGATGTATTCGGTTCAGATCAATGAAGACAGTGTCACCGATGCCCTGGCGCGGCTCGAGGCGCATCTGGGGGACATGTCGCTTGCGATGAACGAGATCGGTGAGCAGCAGCTCACCGGCATCGAGGAGCGCTTCCAGCAAGGCGTGGATCCGGACGGCAATCCTTGGGCGCCGAAATCCGCCACCACCATCGCCGCCTATGAGGCGCGGGGCCAGCGTGTGGACCGCCGGCCCCTCTTCGGGCCCAACGCGTCGGGCGTGCCGCTGCGCCAGAGCTTCTTTCATCAATACGGGCCCGATTACGTCGAGGTCGGCAGCAACGCCATCCAGGCGGCCGTGATGCAGTTCGGGGCCAAGAAAGGCGCATTCGGTCAAACAAAGAAAGCGGGTGCGACGGGGAAGACCAGTCCGATCCCCTGGGGCGATATCCCGGCCCGCCCGATGGTCGGGCTCTCCGAGCGCGACGAGGCCAATATCCTCGAGACCGTCGCGGAATGGCTGGACGTGGACGAGGCATGACGGCATCCTGTCGCCCATGTCGGATTTCACCTACAGCCCTTGCATCATCGGCGGGCAGACCGCTCCGGGCGATTACGTCATCCGGTACCGAGGTGGCGAACCGCTTGCGCGGGTGTGCTTTTATCAAAGTGGGCCGACCGACTGCTGGCACTGGAACACCTTCACCTATCCTTGCGCCAGCGGAAAGGCGGAGCGCTTGCCCGCCGCCCTCGATGCGGTAAAAAGGGCTGTGCTCGATCTGCCGGAGCCCGCGCGGATCAAGCATAACGGGCCGGGGGCCGGCCGCAGGCGGCGTGTCCCGCCGGATTACCACTAGAAAGCTGCACAAGGTGTTGGGGGCGGAAATGCCCCTTTTGGCGCGGTATCACGGGCCTCATGAACACTGTGCCCAACATCATCGCAGCGATGTCTGCCCTCGATCTGTCGGTCACCGCCGCCACGGGCGCGCCGGACTGGGTGCATCTGCTCCCGTCCGGCGCAGGTGGTCGGATCGACACGAATGACCGGCGCGGCCCCTACATGCTCGCCGATCAGGCCGCTCTGATCACCCGCTCGCTCCCCGAAGGCGAAAAGCTTCCCATCGACGAGAACCACGCCACCGACAAGGGGGCCAAAACCGGGGCGCCTGCGCCAGCCGTGGGCTGGATCGTGGCGCTGCAATCGCGCGCCGACGGGATCTGGGGCAAGGTCGAATGGACCAAGCGCGGCCGCGAGCTTGTCCAGGACAGGGCTTACCGGGCGATTTCCCCCGTCATCACGCATGACGAAGAAAAGACGCTGCATCGCCTCTTGCGGGCGAGCCTCGTGAACACCCCCAACCTGCGCGGCCTGGTCGCGCTTCATGCAGAGGAACCGGAGATGAGCTTCACGCAGAAGCTGGCCAAGACGCTTGGCCTGAAGGACGATGCGACCGAAGAGGCGATCCTCTCGGCCGTGGGCAAGATCGGCGGCAATGTCGCCACGCAATCCCAGCTCGATGAGATCGGCACGGTGCTGGGCGTCGAGGCCGGCGGCGATACCGCGGCCCTGGTGACGGCGGCGCAGTCGATGGCAGCAACCGCGGATGGCGATGCCGACACGATCAAGGCGCTGCAGAGTTCGATCAAGGATATGGGCGCGACGCTCAAAACGCTGACCGAAGGCGGCAAGCGCAAGGCGGCGGAAAGCTTCATCGATGATGCGATGAAGGAAGGTCGCGCGGGGCTGAACCAGACGGTGCGCGACAAGTATATCGCGCTCCACATGGAGAACCCGGAGCGCACCGAGGATCTGATCGGCGCGATGCCGGTGCTCGGCGGTGCGCTGATCACAACCGGAGCGCCCAAGGACGGCAAGACGGTGGCGCTGAATGCCGAGCAGCTGCAGGTCGCGGCCATGCTGGGCCAGAGCCCGGAAGACTACGCAAAAATCCTGAAGGAGGATGAGGGACAATGACGGCTCTCACAGAGGATCGCAACACGCCGGAGGCCCTTGGCCCGATGCGTGTCGGCCCCGCGAAATCCGACGCGGTGGTCTATGTCGGCGCGCTGGTGATGCGCAACGCCAACGGCTTTCTGACCGAAGGTGCGTCACAGCCCGGCATGGTGGGCGTCGGCCGCTCCGAGGAGCGCGTCAACAATACCGGCGGCGCCAATGGCGACGTGACCGTGAAGTACAAGCCCGGCACGTTCCGCTATGCCAATTCGGCCGGCGGGGATGAAATCACAACCGCCCATGTCGGCGATCTTGTCTACATCGTCGATGACCAGACGGTGGCGCTGACCGACGATGCCGGATCGCGCTCGCCGGCGGGCTTCGTCGACATGGTCGATAGCCTGGGGGTCTGGGTGCGCTTTGACGAAGCGCTTGCCCTCGCCGCCAGCGCATAAGGAGAGCTTCTCATGATCATCAACGCAGCAACGCTGAACGCCATCCGGGTCGGTTTCAACGGATCTTTCCGCCGGGGCCTCGGCCAAGCGGAAAACGAGATGGCGCGGATCGCGACCACCGTGCCCTCCTCCACCAAGGAGAACAAGTATGGCTGGCTGGGTAAGATCCCCAACATGTCGGAATGGATCGGCGCGCGGACCATCCACGGCATCGCCGAGCATGACTATGCCATCAAGAACAAGTCCTTCGAGCTGACCATCGGCGTCGATCGCGACGATATCGATGATGACAATCTGGGTGTCTACGATCCCCTCTTTGTCGAGATGGGTGAAAGTGCGCGCTCGCACCCGAACCAGATGGTATTTGATGCCCTGCAAAATGGCTTCACCAACGAATGCTATGACGGGCAGAATTTCTTCGATACGGATCATCCGGTGCTCGATGAGAACGGCGCCACCATCACCGTTGCCAACACCGATGGTGGCGCCGGCACGCCCTGGTTCCTGCTCTCGACGAAGCGGGCGCTCAAGCCGATCATCTTCCAGACCCGCAAGGCGGCGGAGTTCGTGGCCAAGGATCGCGTCACCGACGACAACGTCTTCGACCTGAAGGAATTCCGCTACGGGATCGATGCTCGCTACAATGTCGGCTACGGCTTCTGGCAAATGTCCTGGGGCTCGCGCCAGACGCTGAACGCCGACAATTACAAGGCGGCACGCGCGGCGATCATGGGCATGAAGGGCGATTACGGTCGCCCGCTGGGTCTGATGCCGGATCTTCTCGTGGTGCCGCCGACGCTTGAAGGCGAGGCCATGGAGATCCTGAACGCGGAGCGCAACGCGGCCGGTGAGACCAACATCTGGAAGGGCACGGCCGAGCTGATGGTCACGCCCTGGCTCGCCGCGTAAGGCGCGCTGAGATGGCCCGCAAATCCGCAGCCCGTCTGACATTGGAGGTCCAGGCCGAAACCCTGGGCCTCCAATATCCCGCCAACATCTCGAACAAGAAGCTGGCCGCGCTGATCGCCGAGGCGGCCGAAGCCAACCAAGCGGCTCAGGAGGCCGGTCCGGGTCTCACCGAGCTCACCACGCCGGCGCCGGCGCCAGGGGCGGGCGATGAGCCGGATGGCCTGAAGGTCACCGGCCCGAAGCAGGGCCGCTGGCGCGCGGGGCTGTATTTCACCCGTGAGGCGCGCGTGCTGCGGCTGGCGGATCTGACCGATCAGGAGGTCACCGCTCTGGACGGTGATCTCAAGCTCGATGTGGTGCGCTGCCACGTGGACCAAGACGACTGAACCCGGCGGTGGCAGCCCGCCGGTTCCCCGCCGCGCGCTGTTCTGGCGGCTCCTCCCCCAGGGCAGCGCGCGGTTTCTGACCGCCGGAGGATGCCATGACCTACACGACCCAGGCCGATCTTGAGACCCGATATGGCACGCGCGAGCTGGTGCGGCTGACCGATCGCGGCGAGGTGGCCACCGATCAGATCGACCCGGCCCCCGTCGCCGCCGCGATTGTCGACGCAGCTGCCCTAATTGATGGCTACCTCGCCAAGCGTTACGCGCTTCCGATGGCTAGTGTGCCGCCCATCATAAAGGGCCTTACCGAAGTCATCGCCTATTACAATCTTCACGGATCGACGCCAGATGAGAAGGCCGACAAAGATCACGATAGGGCGCTAAAAAAGCTCGAGGACATTAAGGACGGCGTAATCGCTCTTCCGATTGCAGGCGTTACGCCAGAACCGACGGGCGATACCGGCGCGAAGCTCACCGATCGCGAGCGGCCCATGACGGCCGACAGCCTCAAGGGCTTCATCTGATGCAGGTGGCCCCTGTCAAAGCGCGCCTCGAGGCGGAGGTTCCGGCCCTGCGGCACCGGGTGGAGACCGCCTCCGGCCTCAGCGACGTCATCCGCAATCGCGCCGCCCCCCAGCAGACGCCGGCCGCTTTCGTGGTCCCCCTGGGGCTGCAGGGCGGTGCCGCCAGCGTCCAGGTCAACGCGTTTCGCCAGGACGTGGTCGATCTCGTGGGCGTCGTGCTCTTCGTGCGTGGCGGATCGCGCACCGGCGACCGGGCGCTCGCGGAGGTGGACGTGCTGATCCGCGAGATCATCCAGTCGCTCATCGCCTGGGCGCCCGATGGCGAGCCGGGCGTCTTCGTGCTCCAGCGCGCCAATATCATCAGCTTCGCCGAGGGCGTGCTGATCTACCAGATCGATTTCCGCATCAACGACGAACTGAGGAAAACCGCATGACGAAGCAAGAGCCACGCCCCCGCCGGGGCGGATCCTATGTACGCGAGCCCGATGGCGAGCTGACGCCGGCCGGCAAAGGCAGCGCCCCCAAACTCCCGCAGAAAGCGGCGGATCCAAAGCCTGAAAAACCCACCGAAAAACCCCCCGTCAAACGGGCCTCAAACGCCAAGTCGAAGGAGGCGTAAATGCAGATCTACGCAAAAGAGCACGTGGTCCTCGCCAAGATCGAAACCACCTATGGCACCGACCCGAGCCCGGTCGGCGGCGACGGCATGGTCGTGTACGATTTCTCGGTCAACCCGATGGAGGGCGAGGACGAGGAGCGCGATCTCGACCTGCCGGATATGGCCGCATCCGGCACGATCCCGAACGGGCTGCATGCCAAGGTCAAGTTCAAGGTGGAGATGGCAGGCTCCGGCACGCCCGGCACCCCGCCGGCCTGGTCTGCCTTCATGCGCGCCTGCGGAGTGGCCGAGACGATCACCGCCACCACGTCGGTCGATTACACGCCTGTCGGCAGCGGGCATGAGAGCGCGGCACTCTATTACTGGAAGGGCACGACCCTGCAGAAGCTCTTGGGCATGCGCGGCACCGTGATGTTCGATTTCACATCGCAGAAGCGGCCGTTTCTGGAATTCGACATGACGGCGCTCTATGCCGAGCCCGAAGAGGAAGCTGTGGTCGAGCCGTCGAGCCTCGGTCTCTTCCAGCGCCCGCTGGCCGTCGGCCTCATTAACACCCCGGCCTTCACCATCGATGATGTGGATCTGCCGATGCGCATGACGAAGTTCACGCTCGCCAACACGGTCGAGGCGCGGCTGCTCGTGAACCTCGAAGAGGTCCGGATCACCGGACGGCGCCCGTTGATCGAGGCGACGGTGGATGCCGTGCCGCTCGGCACGTTCAACCCGTTCGAGAAAGCCGCCTCGGCCGAGGGCGTGCCGCTGATCCTGCGTCACGGCCGGGAGGCGGGCAACATCGTGCGCCTGCGCGCCGACAATTGCCAGATCCTGCGGGTGCCGGAACTGGCCGAGAACCAGAACCAGGTCGAATGGCCGCTCACCCTGCGTCCGCGCGGGAACGGCACCGACGAATGGTCGCTGTTGCTGACGTGAGCGAGGGCGATCCGTTCCGCTGGAGCCTGAAGCCAGGCGAGGCCGTCCGCGTCGGTGACGACGTGGAGGGCATCATCGAGGAGGTGATCTGGAGCCGCGGAATGTCTTCTCCCTTCTACCTGATCGAATGGTGGCAGGACGGGGATATGCGCACCTGGCGGTTCCATGCGGCCGATGTGACAAAGAGGTAAGAGAGCATGTTCAACATCAACCAGAAGCCCACCTTCACGCGCGAGGTGCAGATCCCGGTTCCCGTCGATGACGGGCATGAGAACCAGTCGATCAAGGTGACGTTCCTCGCCCGCCAGGATGCGGAACTGGCGCAGTACAACACGCGGACCCTCGAGGGGCAGAAGCAGATGCTGCGCGACGTGATCCTGTCGATCGAGGATATCGTGGATGATGAGGGCCAGCCGGTACCCTACTCGCCGGGGCTTTTGGAAAAACTCATGTCCTGGACATTCGCCGTCCTGGCGCTTCTGAGTGCCTACAGCAAATCGATGGCGGATGCCCGCCTGGGAAACTGAGGATGGCCGGCCGGGCCTGGGCAGAAGGCCGGCTCCTCAAGGGGCCTGACGCGGAGGATCCGCTGCTCGACCAGGCGCGCCGGTTCGGCTTCGACCTCTCTGCGGAAGACATGCGCCCGGCCGAGGAAGAGCCGGACGGCGTCTGGCCCTGGCACGCGCCGGCCCTGCGCGCCTACGTGATCGTCCAGACGCAATGGCGGTATCTGGTGGGCTTCGGCAGCGCGATGGCGATGGGGCTCGATTACCAATCGGCGCGCGCCGGGCTGGAAATGGCCGGCATCGAGGTGACCCCGGAGCTCTTTTCGGAGATCGGCATGATCGAGCTCGGCGCCCGTGAGGCGCTGAACGGAGATCTGACATGAGCCTGGTTCTGTCCCTCCTCCTGAAGGCCAGCGGCGATCAGGCCGTGGCCGAGGTCCGCGCGTTCCGCAATGAGGTGCGTCAGACCCGTGACACGGTCGCGACCCTGCCGCCGCGGACGCAGGCGGCGACGCGGGCCCAGAACGTGTTCCAGCGGGCGCTCGATGGCACGCGGACGCGGCTGCGCGCCGCCGGTTCGGCATTGTCGGGCTACGTCCAGCGCCTGCGGGGGTTCGGTGGGGCGACGGAGAGCTCGGCCGGCAGCGTCGCCAACCTCGCCGCGCAGTTCAACGATATCGGCGTGATGATGGCGGCGGGCCAGAACCCGCTGCAGCTCGCCCTCCAGCAAGGCACCCAGATCACCCAGGTGATCGGCCCGATGGGCGCGGCCGGCGCCGTGCGGGCCCTTGGCAGTGCCTTCGTGTCGCTGATCAATCCGGTCTCGCTGATCACCATCGGCTCGATCGCGGCGGGCGCGGCGATCACGCAATGGCTGACGTCGGCGAAGGACGATGCGGAGGATTTCAGCGACGCGCTCGATGGCATCACCAGCCGCCTCGACCGGGTCCGCGAGCTGCAGAACATGGATAGCGGCGATCTGCGGGAGCTGTATGGCGCGCTAACAGACGATGTGGTCGCGTTCCAGGAAGATCGAACGCGGCTAAATCTGGAAGCTTTGAAGGCGGATGCCCGCGCTCTTGGCACCGCTCTGGCAGAGGAGCTTCAAAGCGCGACCAGCGGCTGGTTTACCTCTGACCGCAGCGGTGTTCGGGATCTTCTCGGGGTGGAAAGCAGCCGACGCTCGGCACGGACTGGTCGCAGCCAGCAAGATGGCCGTATCGACAGCTTCATCGGCGACGCGCAGGCTCTTGCCAACGAACAGGACCTTTCGCGACAGCTTGATCTTATTGCGGCGTTGGGAGAGAGAATTGATGAGGCCCGAGACGCGCAGGGACAACTCAACTCGCTGCAGTCTACTTACCGGCAGAGCCTGGTAGACGTCGAAGACGCCCTTCGCCAAACCTTGGAGGTTCAGCGTCAGCAGGAGCAGGCCCAGCTTGCGGAGACGGCTGCGGCGAATGAAGCGGCCAACCAGCGCCGGATCGAGGCGGAAGCCGAGCGGGCGAAGGCCCAGGAGGTGCTCACCACGCTGAACGAGCAAAACGCCATCCAACAAGCCATCGCGCGCTCCGGCGAGCAGAGCGCCGAGGTCGCCGATCTCCGGGCCGGGGCCGAGCGGCGGGCGTTCGAGGAGATGCTGGACACGCTGGAGGTCTCCGAGGATCTGAAGGACGAGCTGCGCGCCGCGTTCGAGCGCGGGCAGGATCTGGCCAACGTCAACATGGCCGCAGGCATCTCTGCGGCCGCGGCCGAGGCGCAGAGGCTCGCCGACTGGCTGAACGTGTCGCTGGCCACGGCCACGCGGATCGCGTCCTTCGGGCCGCAAGGCGTGCCGGGCGAGCAAGGTGGCGGGCGCGGCGGGGATCCGCGCCAGATGGGCGGGCGCGCCATCGACTGGCAGACCGCCGATGCCCAGGAGTTTCTGAAGAACTACAAACCGCCTCGCGTCTCCCGTGGCGGTGGCGGCGGAGGTGGCGGCGGCGGGGCCAGTCAGGCCGCGCGCGAGGCGGAGCGGGAGCGCGAGGCGGTCACGGATCTCATCGCGCGCTACAAGGACGAGCTGGCCGTTCTGCGGGAAACCGATCCGGTGCAGAAAGAGCTCATCCGCAACCGCGAGACGCTGACTGCGGCCACCGAGGCCGAACGCGCCCAGATCACCGATCTGATCGCCGAGCGGATCTCCGAAAGCCAGGCGCTCGATGCGCAGCGCGCCCGCTGGGATCTGATCAAGCAGGTCGGCTCCACCGCGCTCTCCGATCTCATCTCCGGCGCCGAGGATCTCGACGACGTGCTGAAGAACGTCGCGGCCTCCATCCTCGACGCGGTCATCCAGGCCCAGCTCTTCGGTGACGGGCCCCTGGGCGGCGGCGGGAGCGGCGGAGGCGGCGGTCTGATCGGCTCGCTTCTGGGCGGTCTTTTGGGCGGCGCGCCGGCGTTCTCCGAAGGCGGAGACGTGAAAGGCCCCGGGACCGGCACCTCGGACGATGTGCTGAGCTGGTTGTCGAACGGGGAATTCGTGGTCACGGCCGAGGCCACCCGCCGCAACCGCGACGTCCTCGAGGCCATGAATGCCGGCGCCTCGATCGAGGACATGATTATGGGCGCCGCCGTGGCGCGGGACGCCACGGGCGGCGCGCTGACGCCATCCTCTGGCGGGGTCGGCTCCACCCCCTTCCTCGAGCCGATCGGCGCGCTGCCCCTCCAGGCCGCGCCGCCCCCGATCCTGAACATGGTGAACGTGAACGCCCAGGCGAGCGGTGCCCGCAATACCGAAAGCGGGGCGCCGGTCATGCATGTGACCGTGGATCTGCGGGGCAGTGTCGGCGATCAGGCGGTCGAGGAGCGCGCCTTCAAGGGCGTGCAGCGCGCGATCGAGGATTACGACCGGCGGATCCTTCCCGTCCGCGTGAACGAAATCACCGACAAACCCTGGAGGCGCTGAGATGGTCATGACCTTCCCGGCTTCGACGGCCGAGTTCATCGAGGAGCTGCCGATCCAGTCCATCACCTTCGACGCTCCGGAGACCGCCGAGATGAGCCAGACCGCCGGCGGCGAGATCCTCACGGCCGATGTCGGCGCCCGGCTCTGGCGGGGCCAGATCGCGCTCGGCCGTATGGATGTGGACGAGGCCAATGGCGTGATGGCCCTGATCGACGTGTTCCGGGGCGCGGGGCGCAGCTTCTACATCCACAATGTGCGCTCACCCTTCCCGCAGATGGACCGCACCGGGAGCATCCTGGGCGGCGCCCAGCCTGAGATCAGCGCGCTGCCGGCGACAGGTCGGGAGATCGCCCTCGAGGGCCTGCCGGCCGGCTATGTCCTGAAGCGTGGCGATCGGCTCTCGTTCGACTATGGCAGCGAGCCCATCCGCACCGCCTTGCACCGCATTGTCGATCGCGAGGTCGTGGCCAATGGCGCAGGCCAGACCGCGCCCTTCGAGGTGGTGCCGCGCCTGCGCGACGGCGCGGCCCTGGGCAGTGCCGTGCGGCTGATCAAACCCTATTGCAAGGCCATCCTCGTCCCCGGCTCGGTCGAGCCCGGCACGCCCCGCCGGGGCCTCACCGAGGGTGTGAGCTTTGCCTTCATCCAGACCTTGAGGTGAGCGATGCGCGACCGGTCCTTTCTCATCGATGCCCATTACGCAGATCGCAAGGCGCGCCTGGCGCGCCTGCTCTTCTGGATCGAGGCGCGCAATCGCGAGACCGATGCCGTGGAGACGATCGGGCTTTGGACCGGGGACGATCACGTGACCTTTGCCATCGATGGCCAGAGCCGCGTCTATTACGGCGCCGGCGCCATCCTCGAGATCGATCCCCTGGTCTTCGAGGAAGGCCTGAACGTGCGCACACAGCGGCTGATCGTGTCGGCGATCGCCCCCGAGGTCGAGCAGATGATCCGCGGCTATGATCCGCGTCTGGCACCCTGCGAGATCCATGTGGCGCATTTCGATCCGGAGACGGGCGCGCTGATCGACGCCCCGGAACGCGTCTTCAAGGGCAACCTCGACAAGGCCCCGATCACCCAGCCGGCCCTGGGCGACGGCGAGGCCACGGCCGAGCTGAGCCTCCTGGGCCCCGCCTATCAGCTGCGCCGCACGCTGCCCCTGAAGAAATCCGATCAGTCCCTGCGCGCCCGCGCGCCCGATGACGGGTTTCGGAAATACACCGATCTGACCGGCGCCATCGATACCTATTGGGGCGAGATCAAGGCCGCGGCCCCGCAAGCCAAACCCGCCGATCCGCCGGCCGAGCCCTCGAACGCGCCGGAAGGCCCGAAGGAGTATGCAGGACGATGACCCGCATCCGCCCCGCTGGCTGGCAGAACCGCCTGATCGCCTATGTTGGACGCAGTGTTCAACGCCCCTTTGAAGAGGGTGTGAATGATTGTGCGCTCTTTCTGGCTGGCGGGGTCGAGGCCATCCGCGGGACGGATTACGCGGCTCCCTATCGCGGCCGGTACCGGACGATCGCCGGCGGGATCCGGATCCTGCGCAAGGCGGGCTTTGACGATCACGTCGCCCTTGCCGCGCATCACCTCGACGAGATCCCACCCGCCTATCTGACCGCGGGTGACGGGGCGATGGTGCGCACGGCCGACGGGCCGGCCCTCGGCATCGTCCAGGGCCATTCGATCTATCTGCTGGGCCGCAAGGGGATGCGTCTGGCGCCCCTCCTCGTGGCCGTGCGGGGCTTTGCGGTCTGATGGCGCCGGTCGGGGCCTTCCTCGCCGGTGCCGGCGGCTTCGGGGCGACCGCCGCCGTCACGTCCTCGGCGTTCCTGAGCTCGGCCTACATCGCGGGCGCCTCGGTCGGCACGTTCTTCACCTCGACCATCCTCGGCAAGCTGCTCACCACGGTGGCGCTCACCGCGTTGCGCATGGCGCTCGTGAAGCGGCCGACCTCCCAGGTGGGCGGTATCCGGACCTCCCGCACCCAGACCGGCGGCACCACCCCGGCCTCGTTCATCCTGGGCGCGCAATATGCCACCGAAGGCCAGCTCGTTGCGCCGCCGATGAGCCATGGCTCGGCCGGCGGCGTGCCCAACGCGTACCTGACCTATGTCGTGGAGCTGGGCGACATTGCCGGCCAAAGCGTCGAGGCGGTCATCCTCGATGGCGAAGCGACCGAGCTTGGCGACACGCCCCATCCGGATTACGGCCTGCCGATCGAGGGCCGCTTCACCGATCATGCCTGGGTCAAGATCTATGACGGCACTCAAACCGCCGCCGATCCGATGCTGCTCGACAAATACGGTGATTACGATGAGCGGCCCTGGGGCGCCGATATGGTCGGCTCCGGGATCCCCTATGCCATCCTGACCTTCAAGTTCAATCGCGAGATCTTCAACGGGTTTCCCAAGGTGCGCTTTGTCTGCGGCGGGATCCCGCTTTACGACCCCCGCCAGGACAGCTCGGTCGGCGGCTCCGGATCGCAACGCTGGGCGGATCCTGCCACCTGGACACCCAGCGCAAACAACGCGGTCCAGATATACAACATCAAGCGCGGCATCGATCTGGGCGGCGGCTATCGCTGGGGCGGCAATGCCAGCGCCGAGGATCTGCCCCTGTCCAACTGGTTCGCGGCGATGAATGCCTGCGATGCGGCCGTCGATCTCGACGGTGGCGGCACCGAACCCGCCTATCGGGGCGCCTACGAGGCCTTCGTGACCGATGAGCCCGCGGACGTGGTCGAGGAGCTCCTGAAAGGCTGCGCGGGTCGCGTGTCGGAAGTGGGCGGGGTCTGGAAGATCCGCGTGGGCGGTCCGGGCCTGCCGGTCTATTTCTTCACCGACGATGACCTGATCATCACCGAGACCCGTGAGCTCGATCCCTTCCCGCAGATCAGCGACACGTTCAACGGGGTTCAGGCCACCTATCCAGATCCGGACGCGCTCTGGCAAACGAAGGACGCGCCGGCGCGCTTTAACAGCGAGTACGAGGCCGAAGATGGCGGGGAGCGGCTCGTGGCCGATCTCCAGCTGCCGGCGGTGCCCTATGCGCTCCAGGTGCAGCGCCTGATGCGCGGCTACATCGAGGATGAACGCCGGTTCCGCCGGCACGTGCTGACCCTGCCCCCCGATGCCGGCGCGCTCGAGCCGCTCGACGCGGTGTCGTGGTCCTCGGAGCATAACGGCTATATCGACAAGATCTTCGAGATCCCCTCATTCATCGACACGCTGGTGCAGGGTAATCCGCGTCTGTCGCTGCGCGAGGCCGATCCGACCGATTACGATTGGCAGCCGGATTTCGAATTGCCGAGCCCGATCGGCTCGCCCCGCGTCGTCATCGCCCCGGAAATCGGCGTGCCCGGCTTCAATGTCGAGGGCATCATCCTGCGCGATGCCGACAACACCGCCCGCCGGCCGGCTCTGCGCATCCGCTGGTCCTCTGCGATCGAGGTGGCGCGCGGGGTGGAATGGCAGATCCGGGTGCAGGGCGCGGCGGAGCTCGCGAGCGAAGGGGCGAGCCAGAACATCACCGCCGGTGAGGCCATCGTCTCCGAGGGCATCCTGCCCCAGACGTATGAGGTGCGGGCGCGCCTCATCACCGATATCCCGCGCGTCTGGACCAATTGGGTCACGGTCGCCGCCCCGGACGTCCGGCTCTCCGCGAAAGATCTGATCGACGAGCTCACCGACAAGATCGATGCGGCCTTCGATCGGCATGACGCGGCCCTGGAAGACGCAACCGGCGCCGTGGCGGAGCTGCGCGACGCAGCCCTCGAGGCGTATGGCCCCCTCGACACCGAAACGTCGCTGACGCAGCGCCTCGATGTGGAAACCGCGCGCGTAGATGTGCAGACCGATCGGTTGGATGTGGAGACTGCGCGGCTCGATGTGCAGACCGACCGGCTGGACGTCCAGGAGGCCAAGGTGGACGTTGCGATCGCGCGGCTGGATTTCGCGATCCCGCAGGTCCGGGATGCCGGCGCTCAGCTCGATGACGTCTGGGCCTTCCTGACCGAACTCGAGCGTGTCACCTTCGCCACCAATGAACGCCTCGTCGATGCCGGCATCTACGTGGATCCCGAAAACGGGACCGTGCGGATCGCCGGCATCGAGGCGACCCGCCAGCGCGTGGCCTCGGCCGAGCTGCGCATCGATGGCGTCGCGGCCGAGATCAGCGCCAAGGCGAGCATCACCTATGTGAACGACGTCGTGAGCAATGCGCTCCTCGATCCGACGCAGATCCCGGTGGTCGATGATCTGAAGCTGCGCATGACGCAGGTCGAGGTCTCGCTCGATGCCGAGATCGGCCGCATCGATCTCTTGACCGACACGCTGACCGTGAATGGCGGTCTGGTGACGATGACAAGCGTGGCGGCTGAGCTCGACAGTCTGAACGCCGCCATCGCCCTGCGCGCCACCCAGGCGGATTTCGATGCGGCGCTGGAGCGGCTGGACGGCGCCGAGATCGTGCTGAACGCGCTCGATGTGCCATCGATCACCCAGACCGTCACCTCGTCCCGCCGGATCTTTGGCGAGGTCGATGATCTCTATGCCGAGAGCCTCGCCGACCTGGTCGACGGGTTCCGGGAGCGTGAGGCGATCCGCGAAGCCAATGCCGCCGCCCGCCAGCAGCTGCGCGCCTTCGTCGATGACAGCTTCGCCGCCGAAGCCGCCGCCCGGCTGGAGCTGAAGGCGGATGTGGACGGTAACAAGGCGCTGATCGTGGCCGAGCAGAAGGCCCGCGCCACGGCTACCGAAAGCCTCGTGAGCGATGTCACTCAGCTGCAGGCCGATCTCACCACGGCCGAGGGCGATCTGGCGGGCACCGTCGAGGCGCTGGAGGAGGTGACGGGCCGGGTCAGTGAGACGGAAGGCTCGATCACCGCCGAGGGCCAGCGGGTGGAATTCCTGGGCGCTGCCATCCGCGATGTGGAGCTGACCGGCGACGATTTCTTCGCCCAAAGCGTGGCCGATCTCTGGGATCAGCAGGAAGAGCGGGACACCCTGCGCGACGGCATCTCCGTGGCACTCCGCTCCGCCCGCGTCTTCACCGAGGCCAAGATCTCGGCAGAGGCGGCAGAACGGGCCTTGCTCGCCGCCGGCCTCGATGCGACCAAGGCCAGCCTCACCGAGGAGCGCCTGGCGCGGGCCACGACCGATGCCGCGCTGGCCCAGCAGATCACCACGCTCAGTGCGGCCCTCGATCTCGCGGAGGATGGGCTTGCGGCCACGTCCACGGCCGTCGAGCAGCTCGAGACACGGGTCACCTCGACTGAGGGCGAGATCACATCGCAGGGCAGCGCGATCACGCAGCTGCAGGCCGACGTCTCGGACGCCGCACAGGCCGCGACCGTAAATGCCGGCGCGATCAACAGCCTGGACGTTCGGGTCAGCTCGGCCGAGGGCGATCTCGACAGTCAGGGCACGGCGATCACAGCGCTCGAGAACCGGGTGACGACGGCGGAGGGCGAGATCGACGGCAACGCCGAGGCGATCACCCAGCTCGATACGCGGGTGACCTCGACCGAAGGCGAGATCACATCGCAAGGCAGCGCGATCACGCAGCTGCAGGCCGATGTCTCCGATATCGCCCAGGAGGCCACCGCCAACGCCGGCGCCATCTCCAGTCTCGACGTTCGGGTCAGCTCGGCCGAGGGCGATCTCGACAGCCAGGGCACGGCGATCACAGCGCTCGAGAACCGGGTGACGACGGCGGAGGGCGAGATCGACGGCAACGCCGAGGCGATCACCCAGCTCGATACGCGGGTGACCTCGACCGAAGGCGAGATCACATCGCAAGGCAGCGCGATCACGCAGCTGCAGGCCGATGTCTCCGATATCGCCCAGGAGGCCACCGCCAACGCCGGCGCCATCTCCAGTCTCGACGTTCGGGTCAGCTCGGCCGAGGGCGATCTCGACAGTCAGGGCACCGCCATCACAGCGCTGGAGAACCGGGTGACGACGGCGGAGGGCGAGATCGACGGCAACGCCGAGGCGATCACCCAGCTCGACACGAGGGTGACCTCGACCGAGGGCGAGATCACCTCCCAAGGCAGCGCGATCACGCAGCTGCAGGCCGATGTCTCGGACGCCGCACAGGCCGCGACCGCCAATGCTGGCGCGATCAACAGCCTGGATGCACGTGTGGTCATCACGGAAAACGCTGTGACTAGCCAGGGCACAGCCATCAACGCGCTGGAAAATCGGATCAGCGACGCCGAAACGGACGCGTCGGCGAATGCCACAGCGATTGATCAGCTTGACACGCGCTTGACCTCCGCCGAAGGCACCATCACATCCCAAAGCAACGCGATCACCCAGCTGCAAGCCGATGTGTTTGACGTGGCCCAGAACGCCACCGCAAATGCCGGCGCCATCTCCAGCCTCGACACGCGCGTGACCTCGACCGAGGGGACGATCAGCTCTCAAAGCACCCGTTTGAGTGCCGTCGAAACCGGCTTGAACAATGCCGACGATGAGATCGAGGCCAACGCCCTCGCGGTCAGCGGTCTCGACGCGCGCGTCTCGCAAAGCGAGGGCGATGTGACGGCTCTGGCCTCCCGCGCCGACGTGCTCGAGGTGGCCGTCCAGGAGGGGCAGATCCTGGTCAATGGATCGTTCAGCCAGGGCGACCTGCGAGGCTGGTCGGAGCTGACCGCGAACGTGAAAGTGCTGGCCCGCGGAGAAGACGCCACAGTGGCCGTCGTGGGCGCCCCGACGCCCTATATCCTGCGGCTGGCCGAAAGCACCGATCCGGTCCAGGGCCGGGCCGCGGCCGGCGTGCCGGTGAGCGCCGGCGAGGCCTTCGAAATCACGCTGCAGGCCGCGACCTGGTCGAACGGTCTGAACACCATCGCCGTGCGGCTTTCCTTCTTCGATGCCGACGGCACGTTCATCTCCGGGATCGAGCGCAGCCGTCAGCTGAGCTCGTCGGTCTGGATCCGGCCGGAATTCGACCGGGTGATCGCCCCGGCGAATGCGGCCACGATGCGGGTCATCCTGCGCCGGAACGCCGGCGGAAACGGGCATAGCTATGTGGCGTCGCTGCGCGTCGAGCGCGTCTCGCAGGCCGCGAACGAGAGCCTCGCCCGGATCGAGGCCGTGGAGGCCGTGAAGGTCGATGCCGACGGCGCGCTGGCGGCGGTGACGCAAGAGATCACCGCGAGCTATGGGAGCCTCACCGCCCTGGCCGAGGCCACGGCCTTCGCGCAGGCCACGGTGGACGGGATCACGGCCGGCTATGTGTTCCGGCTGAACGAGCAAAACGTCTTCGAAATGGTGAGCGTCGATGACGGGGTCGAGGGACCGGTTTCCACGGCGCGGCTGGCGGCCGATTACGTGCAGATCACCGGGCTCACACAGATCGACACGGCGGTCCTAGGCCAACTTGCCGCCTCCCAGGCTTTTATCGACAATCTGACCGTCGGGCGCGGCGAGATCGAGACGGTCCTGGAGAGCGATAACTACGCCGAGGACGGCCAGGGCCTGCCCACCTCCGGCGTGCAGATCGACTTCCAAACGGGCGAGATCAAAACCGCCGCCGAAGCCATCAGCCGGAACATCGTCGCGGCCTCCGGCAGCTTCCCCGTTCAGGCTCAGACCTTCGCCCAGAATGCCGATCTGCGGACAACGCTCGAATGGGAGCTCGTCCCCACCGGATACGAGCTCCCGCTCGATCAGGTCTGGATGCCCTCCAATAAGACATTCCTCGCCTATGCGGCCTATGAGGGCACCGTCTCCGCACCAGGTGGGATCACCGGAAATGACGAGTTCTGGGGCTGCTTTGTCGAGGTGGTCACGGCGGCCCGCTGGAACGGGCCCCAGCAGATCCGGCTCAACATCGAATTCCGCACCAAGGGCGTGACCGGCATCTCCGCCGGCAACATCCGCTGGGTGCTCTATCAGGTCACGTAAGGGGAGGATCCTATGACCGCATGGTACGATACAGGTTCCGTCGATGTCACCAACGGCAGCACGACGGTAACAGGCACCGGCACCGCCTTCGTGGCGAATGTCCAGCCCGGCGAGGAATTCCGCCTCTCTGGCGGTCAGGTCGGCTATGAGATCATCGCCGTGGTCAGCGACACCGAGATCACGATCAAGCCCGCCTATCTGGGCTCCACACAGGCCGCGCAGGACTATGTGATCGTCCCGGTCCGCGGCTATCCGAAGCGCGCCTATGACGCGCTGGTGAGCGCTCTGGCGACGATCAACGGGTACATCAACGGAGCGCTTTCGGGCATCTTCGATCCGGGCGACGTGGGCGAGCCGGGGATCTCCTTCAGCGGGGACCTCAACACAGGGTTTTTCCAACCCGATGCCAACGAGATCGGCATGGCCACCGCCGGCGTTCAGCGCGCCCGTCTGAACGGCTCCGGGCTCACCCTCGACGTGCCTCTGCGCGGCACGGCCGTTCAGGATGATGAGCTGGACGAAACGGCTGATCGGCTCATGCGCGTGGGGGCCTTTGGCGTGGGCGCGAGCGTGGCCCCGGAGATGGCCGATATCGATGATTTCGACGCGCCGTCGGGGCTCTACCGCACCACCAATGACACGCAGAACATACCCTCTGAATTCCCGATCAACTTTGGGCTTTTGACCGTCCAGCGCTACGGCAACACAAATGTCAGCCAGATCTGGCGCGCGAATTTCGGGGCGGGATCACCATTCACGATCGAGCGGCGCATCATCGATGGCGTGGCCGAGAGCTGGTCGCAGCTCTATGGGCAGTCGAACATTCTGGGCAGTGTGAGCGAGAGTGGCGGCACGCCCACCGGCGCGCTGATCGAGCGGGGCAACAATGCCAATGGACGGTATGCCCGCCTTGCTGACGGCACCCTGATCTGCCAGCAGCTGTTCGATACGCCGGCGACCAACCATGCTTGGACGTTCCCGTCCGCCTTTCAGGCCGTTACTGGCGGATCTCTTACGCTCTCATGGATGGGGCGCCGAGGTGGTCAGCCGATCAATGTCACAGAGGACAACGACCTAACGACCACGGGCGTCACCTTGAATTGCTGGGATAAGGACGGCGCACCGATCTCGGCTGAGATTTTTATGACCGCACAGGGTCGATGGTTCTAAAGAGGAGGCCACGATGAAGATTACACTTTCCCCCACCCGCCGCGATCAGCGTCTGACACTCGAACGCCAAGGCGATCAGCTGATCGTAAACGGAGAGGTGTTTGATTTCGGGCAGCTGGCCGAGGGCGCCACGCTGCCGGCGCGGGCGATCAAATCGCCATGGTTTGCCAACGGCACGGTGATCGCCCGGACGAACGGGGATCTGGCTCTCACTATCGTCCTGCCCCATGGCGAGAAGGCACCGCAGGCCACGCTCTTTCCGGACCCGATCACGGTCACCAAGAACGGGCCGATCGATCTGCCGGCCTATTCAATGGAGGAGAATTGATGGCGCGTCCTGTTTATCGAATTAAGGAAGACACGGTCGAATTCTGTAATGGCCATTCCTGTCGTTTTGATCGGGGGTATTTCGCAGAGCGCCGAATTACCCTTTTCGGAATGCATTTGTTTTGGTGGCCGGTAAAGAATGGCAGATGGCGCCGTAAACTTCACGATGCCCAAATGGATGTCGAAAACGACATGCGGCTGCGGCAACCGCTTTTCATTGTTTACCCGGAGGAGCTGTAAAATGAGCAATATCGATTTCGACCAAATGGTGACGGCCCAGGACAAAGCGGACAAAGCCGCTGCCGACCACATCGCCGCGGTCAAGGCGGAGTGCTCGTCGCGGATCTACGCAGTGTTGAACCCGCCGACCGTTTCGAACATTCAGGGGGCGGCGATTTCGGGGGAGCTGAGCGCGGCCGACATGGACACATTCCGGGCCGGTCGCCTCTGGGTCGATCAGATGCTCGTGGCCTGCCGAACGATGGTTCTGGACCCCTCGAGCGACTACCGCTCCGAGGCCTCCTGGCCGGCCGTTCCGGAGGGTGTGAATGAGCTTGCGGCACGCTATTGA